TAATTTAATTAACTACACAAGCGAAATAGATGAAGTAGATAAATTGATCAACCAAAGTAGAAACACGCGAGATATGCTAAATTATGAGCTTAAGAAGAAGTTAATCAAAATGAAAGAAGAAGGGGATGTATATGACAAAATATACATCTATAGATGGATAGAACATAGATCTGTGTATAAGTTTTATCGTTTAGTAGGGTATAGCAGGCCTCAAGTCTATAGATTTATATCGGAGATGAAAGAAAACCTATATAAAAATAATTATGAGACAAAATGAGACAAAACTAGGTTTATGATGTTATTGTGATAATATATAAAGTCACACACATAACTAACCCCTGGTACACTACCTATTAGTAGGTAGTATACTGATGATGTAGTTAAAAAAGCCTCTATTTCAAAGAATTCGGCCGATGAGGGATAGAAAGCGAACATCATTAGTATAGTACTTACTAATGCGAGATTACATACCTCCTTTACTCTATTAAATGATATTTATCTTTTTCATTTAGTATGTAATCAGATTGACACATTAGTGTCTTTTTTTATTAAAAAAAGAAATGCAGGTGATAAGAATGAATTTAACAAATAATCAAAAGAAGTTTTGCCAAGAGTATTTAAAATTAGGTATGAATGCTACTCAAGCATATATGAAAGTATACAAGACCTGCAAAAAAGAGGAAACTGCTAGAACTAATGCCAGTAGAATGCTAACAAATGCTAACATAAAAAAGTATATTGAAGAACTACGATTAAAAGTAGAAGAAAAAGCAATTGTAAATATAGACATGGTAGTAAAAGAGTTGGCCGCTATAGCATTTACTGATAGAACAAAAATAGCGAAGTTGGTAAAAAAGACAGTTGAATCAAAAGATGGAAAAAAGATAGAATACGAAGATATTGAATTTGCTTATACAGATGATTTAGAAGAAATCGATAAAAAGGTGATAGCAGGGTATAAAAGAACAAAAAATGGAATAGGTGTTGAAACTTATGATAAAGTTAAGGCACTAGAATTATTAGGTAAATATTTAGGAATGTTTACAGAAACAGTTAAAATTGAAAATCCCGAAGCTACTAAGATATTATCATCTATATCTAGACAACTAGGTGGTAAGAGTGAATGAAGAATTTCCGTTAAGTGAAAAATATATAGATTTTCTTAAATATGATTGCAGTACTGAATTTCTCGAGGGGACAACTTTTGCTGGAAAGACTACTGTAGGAATACCAAAGTTCATGTTCAAAATATCAAATTATAAAGGAACTAAACCGAGTATTATATCAGGACTAGACTTAGGAACCATCGAAAAAAATATAATTAATTCAGATAAAGGTTTAATTGAAATATTCGGAGATTATAAAGAAGGTGGATGTGTAGAGTACAATCCAAATGGAAAAGGGAAGATAAGCCTTCCGCATATAATTTTCCATACAGAAAATGGTAACAAGATAATTTATGTACTAGGATATGATAATAAAGCAAGATGGAAAAAAGCATTAGGTGGACAAGTATTTGGATTATTTATAGATGAGTTTAATATTGCT